AGCGCAGCCACCAACACCGGCGACTGGAGCGCAGCCACCAACACCGGCGACTGGAGCGCAGCCACCAACACCGGCGACTGGAGCGCAGCCACCGTTGATGGAAAGGAGTCTATTGCAATCGTCACCGGAGTTGATAGTAAGGCATCCGGCGCCATTGGATGCTGGCTCGTCCTAACCGAGAGGGGTGGCTGGAACGGTGATACTTTCCCCATTAAAGAGGTGCGAGCTGTAAAGGTAGATGGTGAGATTATAAAACCTGGGGTATTTTACAAACTGGAAAATGGGGAGGTTGTGGAAGCATGAACCAATACGATATCCCGGATAGGCCCATCCCGAGCTGGGTGGATAACTACGATGATAAGCCGCACATCTGCCCGGAGTGCGGCTGCGAGATCAACGAGACAATTTACATTAAGGACGGCATGGTCATTGGCTGCGAAAACTGTGTTAAGCGTTTTGACGCCAGCGATGCGGATGCTGACAGGTACTTTGATGAAGAACCAGACAGATATTAAGGAGGAGCTATGGAGAACTACTTTCGAGAATTGAACAGCATCAACTGCTCTGACAAGACAGAGAAGAAGAATGGCCTTACATACCTTTCCTGGGCATGGGCCTGGGGAGAAATCAAGAAGCTGCACCCGGATGCGACCTATACCATCTACGAGGATGCTAACGGCCTGTTTTACCACACAGACGGTAAGACCTGCTGGGTTAAGACTGGCGTAACCGTCAACGGCATTGAGCACATCGAGTATCTTCCGGTCATGGATAACCGCAACCGCTCAATCCCGGCCAGTGATGTTACCTCATTCGATGCCAATAAGGCAATCCAGCGTTCCCTTACAAAAGCCTGTGCCCGTCATGGCCTCGGCCTGTATATCTACGCTGGCGAGGACTTACCGGAGGGCGCAGAAAGAGAACCGGAGCCTACCGAGTATTGCATCGACTGCGGACAGCAGATCACCGGTATCAACAAGCGCAACGGGGAGTATTGGCCGGTAAGCGAGATCGCATCCTACAGCGTCCAGCGGTTCGGCCGCAAGCTGTGCCCGAACTGCCAGAAGAAAGCCTTTGCCGCCGAAAAGGAGGCCGAGAAGAATGAAAACAAGGCTCCGGTTTGATTCTGCCGACTGGACAAGAGACCGGAACGGCTACGGCATCACCCTGTATACCAAAGATGCCGCGGCCGCACAGGCTTTCCTTGATGAGATGAAGCCCGGCAAGATGTACGCCGCCGAACTAAAGGAGCACCACGAGCGCAGGAGCCTTTCGGCCAACTCGTACCTGTGGGCACTCCTTGATGATCTGGCCTTTACCCTCTCCACCCAGGCGGCCCCGCTGACTAAGGAGGAGCTGTACCGGAAGTACATTAAGGAGGTTGGCATCTGGAAGGATGTGCACAATATCGAGTCGGAAGCCGCCAAGACCGTCCGGACAGCGTGGGAAATGCTAGGTACTGGCTGGGTAACGGAACAGGTAGACTACGAGCCAGACGGTGACCATCTGGTGATCCGGCTGTACTACGGCAGCAGCACCTACAACACCAAACAGATGTCCCGGCTGCTGGATGCCGTCATCGCAGACTGCAAAGAGCAAGGGATAGATGTTGCCACTCCGGCCGAGCTGGCCTTGCTAAAGGAGGAATGGGGAAAATGAAAAACGAATGGGGCGCAGAGCTTGACCGAAACGGATACGCTCCGAGCATCGTACAGGCCGACACATCTAAGTGCTTTTTGTGCCAGCGCTCCAGCGTAAAGCTCGACCGGCACGAAATATTCGGCAACGCCATGCGGAGCAAAAGCAAGCGCATGGGCCTTTGGGTGGCACTGTGCCACACGCCGTGCCACCTGACACACGCACACAGCTGTGCCGAGGTGATGGACTGGCTGCACCGGATGGGCGAACAAGCCTGTATCGAAAACTACGATTTTACGATCCCGATGTTCCGGGAGGAATTCTACACAAACTATTTGGAGGAAACAGAATGCTGAACAAAGCAATCCTTAATGGGCGGCTGACGAAAGCCCCCGAACTGAAGCAGACCAACAGCGGCAAGAGCGTATGCGGCTTTACCATCGCCGTAGACCGCAGCCGTGACCGAGAAAAGACTGACTTCGTACCCATCGTAGCATGGGGCAAGACCGCCGAATTCGTGAACCAGTGGTTTGGCAAGGGCGACCTTATCACCATTGTTGGGCGCATCGAAGTTCGCAACTACGAGGACAAGAACGGCAATAAGCGCACAGCCACCGAGGTTATCGCAGAGGAAGCCCTTTTTGGTGGCAGCAAATCTACCGGCAAGGCCGATGAAAAGCCTGCAGAGAGCAAACAGGGCGGATTTGAAGAAGTCGAGGGCGACCCTAACGACCTCCCATTCTGACGGGAGGTGAGGAGGAATGCCGAATAGATTGATAAAGGATAGCTTCCGCACAAGCGACAAGATAGCATCCTTAACGGATTTCGAGTTTCGGCTTTGGGTAAGTCTTATTGTTTCGGTAGACGACGCAGGACGAGGAGATGCCCGACCTGCAATCATCAAAGGCAACGCATTCCCGCTTCGGGAACGGGTTACTGCAAAAGATATCAACGATGCGCTCCACGGTTTGGCGGCCAAAGGCTGCGTTTCCCTCTACGAGGTGGACGGGAAGCCCTACTTTTGGTTCCCGACTTGGGCCGAACATCAAAGGATACGAGAATGCAAACCAAAATATCCCGACCCGCCTAAAAACAGCGGCTTTACACCGCCTGCGGAAATCTGCGGCGAGTTGCCGCAAGTTGCGGCGGATTGCGGCGAGCTGCGGCCTGAATCCAATCCGAATCCGAATCCGAATCCGAATCCGAATCCAAGTACCCCCCATGCCCCCCAAGGGGGCCGGTTTGCCGAATTTTGGGCGCAATATCCCAAGAAAGTCGGCAAAGGCGCAGCGGAAAAGGCTTTTGAGCGCATCAAGCCGGATAAGCAGACCTTTGACCGCATGATGGATGCCATATTTGCACAGAAGCGGAGCCGCCAATGGACGGAGAACAACGGCCAGTACATCCCAAACCCTGCGACATGGCTGAACCAGCGCAGGTGGGAGGACGAGCTGGCACAGGACGGGACCGACAATGTATTTTTGCAGATGCTGCAGGAGGAGGGACAACATGAACCGTACTGAAACATTGGCTGTTATGTCCATCCTCAAGGCCGCTTATCCAGCGTACTACCGGGACATGAAGCGGCAGGATGCCGAAGCGGTGGTGAACCTGTGGGCGGAGATGCTGGAAGACTACCCGGCTAACCTTGTGGCAGCGGCGGTTAAGACCCACATTGCCAGCGACCGCAAGGGTTTCCCCCCGCATATTGGGGCTATTATCGCCAGCATCGGGGAGATCAGCAGACCGGCGGAACTCTCCGAGGGGGAAGCATGGGCGCTGATTGCAAAGGCCCTGCGGAACAGCGGCTACAACAGCGAGAAAGAGTTTGCAGCCCTGCCGGAGAACCTACAACGGTTGGTAGGACACCCCTCCCAGCTGCGGGAATGGGCCAGCATGGACACCGGGACAGTGCAGAGCGTGGTGCAGTCCAACTTTATGCGCAGCTACCGGGCAAGGCAGGAGAGCGAGCGCAAAATGCAAGCCCTGCCTGCGGATATCCGGGCGAAGCTGGCCGGTATGGCCGAGGTAAAGCAGCTGCCCAGCTATGACATAGCGCTGGCGGAGCGGATGATGGAGGAGAATGCATTATGAGTAACATAGTGGCTGAGCTGTATCACGATAATTTTCAAAACTACAAGCGGTACAACATTCCAAAGGCGCAGCTTGTAATCGCTGATATCCCATACAACATCGGAGTTGACGCTTATGCAAGCAACCCGATGTGGTATGAGGGAGGAGACAATAAAAACGGGGAAAGCAGGCTTGCGAAAAAGGCTTTTTTCAATACCGACGGGAAATTCAGAATTCCAGAATATATGCACTTTTGCAGCAAAATGCTTATCAAGGAGCCAAAGGAAAAGAATGCTGCACCAGCTATGATCGTGTTCTGTGCTTTTGAACAAATGCAAACGGTAATAGAGTGCGGAAAACAGTATGGATTTGTAAAATCTTACCCTCTTTTTTTCTGCAAAAACTATTCGGCACAGGTTCTTAAAGCAAATATGAAGATTGTTGGTGCAACGGAATTTGCGGTTGTTCTTTATCGTGATAAACTCCCAAAATTTCGGAATACAGGTGAAGACGGTAAGGGACATATGGTTTTTGACTGGTTCCCGTGGGAGAGAGATAACCGAAAAGAATACCCTAAAATACACCCAACACAAAAGCCGATTGCTGTTTTGAAGCGCCTGATCGAGATCTTCACTGACCCAGGAGATGTGGTTATAGATCCATGCGCAGGCAGCGGGTCAACGCTCCGCGCAGCTGCCGAAATTGGGCGGAGGGCATACGGCTTTGAAGTAGATAAGGCGATCTATCAACGAGCAAAGGAAGAGATGCTTTCAGGGCTTGAAAGCCTTGAGCAGCAGATCACGCTGCAAGAAGTTTGTGGGGTGGCGGAATGAAAATCACCATCCCGGAAATCCCCCCGTCGCTGAACAAATACGCTGGTCGGGCGAACGCCTGGGACTACCGAGCGGAAAAGCAGCGCTGGCTGCAGCTGTTTGTTGCATACTGCCCCAAGTGCAAACCAATGGGCAAGGCGGTGGTGACCATCACCTACTACTTTCCAACCAGGCACCGGCATGACCCGGACAACTACAACGGCAAGATGCTGATGGACGGGCTGGTACACCGGGGAGTAATCGCAGATGATAGCTTTGACCATGTCGAGCTAAGGCTGCGTGGGGGATATGACCCAAAAACCCCAAGAACAGAAATTGACATAGAGGAGGTAACACAATGGGTAAACACGGAACGGAAATAGAGCGGGAGAATCCGCTTTTTGAGGGACAAAGTGCCGAGGAATTTATCAAGCGCTGGAACGCTGTCACCAAAGCCATAAAAATGCGTGCAGAGATGGCCGAGCACGAAAAGGTGGTGAGTTATGATGTCATATGATAAGGCCACTCCTGCAGCAAAAAACGGCTGTTCTAATTCAAACGACCCGGAGCTTCTGGAGCAGCTGGTGCGGGAGGGCAAGACCAACAGGGAGATTGCCTTAATTCTTGATCTTGATTACGGCTCTGTGGCCTCGATCTTGTATCGCTATGGAATCAAGAGAGACCCCAACCGGCCCTGCAAGAGATGCGGAGGGCCGATAGGCAGCACCAACACCCGGCAGCTGTATTGCAAAGACTGCCAAAAGGCCATGGACAGCATCCGGGCCCGCAAAAGCAGTATGAAAAAAGCCGAGCCGAAGAAATGCGCATACTGCGGGAAGGACTATTTCGGCCAGCCGGGACAAAAGTACTGCTCAAAGCAATGCTACAAGGATGCGGCGGCAGCCGGTAAGTATAAGCGCCCCAAGAATTGGATAAAGCGCCGGGATGGGAAAATCGACATCGAGATAAGGGTTTGTGGCAAAACAACAGAGCGCCGGGAGAGCGTTGACTACTACGAAGCCCGGGGGATTTGGCACCGTGGCTGGATAGGCGGGGGCTACGCAGCGCTGATAACGGTAGATGGCCACAGGCTGGAGACCCTGCCGCAAATAAAGACATTCTTCGGGTTTAGGAGGGATGCGCTATGAGGAACTGGACGGCAGCGGCAGTTACGATAATCTTAGCTGCTTTCTGCATAATGGTTCTATCGGCTATTTCGGCCGAAAGGTGGAACCATGTGGATGAAGTTGCCCAGGCGGAGATCACCACAGAGGAACAGGAACGCCGGGAGCAGGAAGCCTATTACAAGGGTTGGCAGGACGGAAAGAATTATTATTTTGAGAATTTTGGGGGGATAAACTGATGGAACCTATAATTAACCCGTGGTTGTTTTATCTGATTGAACTGGCAGACGGATTAAAACTTATATTTGGCGGCTTTGGCTTTGCGATTGGTCTTGTCCTTATTCTTTCAGGACAAATTGATAGTGATTGTACTTATGATGAAAATGTAAAGAAAAAGTGTCAAAAAAAGAAAAAGATTGGACTTACTGTACTTCTTGTTGGGTGTTTTGTTTGCGCGTTAATCCCTTCATCTGACACGCTGATAAAGATGACAATAGCAAAGAATGTGACCTACGATGCAGTAGACGCTGCAAAAGATGTGGTAACCAAAGTTTACAACGACATTTTGGCACTGTTCCAAAAGTAAAAGGAGGGATAACATGGATGCTGTAAAGTTTGTCGAGGAGCGCAGAAGAATGTTTGCTGTGACAGGGGAGAATCCGAAGTATAGCTTATTCAACATGAGTACTTGCGCCGAGGATGTTGTAAAAGAAGTCGAGGAATGGTCTGCTGCGCACCCGCGCAAGACGCGGCAGAGCGTGTTTCTGGAGCAGTGGCCGGAGGCGGAAATTGACAAATGTGGGTGCTTGATGCTATGCCCACTAACCGTTTCTGCTGAACACCGGAACAGACACGGGGATTGCACAACACTGGTGTGTTCTGGCTGCCGCCGAAAGTTCTGGATGCAGGAGGTAGAGTAATGGCTGAATTGAAACGCTGCCCTGAGTGCGGTGGAGTTGCAACCGTTATCCATATGTACGATACCTACGATAGAGCAGACTTTGGGTGGGATGCCGGTTGTGGGAGATATAGGGCTGGTGATGGCCTCCACACAAAGAAGATGAAAGTATCTGGGCTGCCCAGCAAAGAAAAAGCAATCGAAGCATGGAACAGGAGGGCTGACAATGGCTACAAAGAGAGTGTGTGACCGTTGCGGTGCGGAGATTAATCCGCCCAACTCTGTAACCTATGCCGGTATTCGGCGTGTTAAGAACGACATAAACGACATCGACTACGAACTGTGTGTCTCGTGTGCGAACAAATTGCGAAAGTGGTTCAAATGAGAGGAGGATGACAATGGAGAAAAGGATACTTGACGTAACATGCGGATCTCGGACGATATGGTTTAATAAGCAACACCCGGCGGCGGTTTATTGCGATGTGCGCGATGAGGAGTTGACCGGTGTTTGGAGCAGCACCAAGCATGATTCAGAACGGAAATGCATTGTGCATCCAGACATACAGTGCGATTTTACGGATCTGCCGTTTTCGGACAACACATTTTCTCTTGTTGTTTTTGACCCACCGCATTTGCGCCGCATTGGAGAAAATGCGTGGATGCGGAAGAAGTACGGACAGCTCGGCGAGAACTGGAAAGAGATGCTGCATGATGGATTCCGCGAATGTATGAGGGTATTGAAACCGGACGGCGTGCTGATTTTCAAGTGGGCAGAAACACAGATACCGGCTGGTGATGTCTGGGACGCGATAGGTGAGAAACCTCTATTTGGACACCACAGCGGGAAGAAAAGCCAAACTTTTTGGGGTTGTTTTATGAAAATTGAGGAGGGCTGACAATGGCTGAATATATTGAGCGGAGTTACATCCGCAAAATGGCAATGTTTGAAATGGCATATACGATGGAAACAGAGACTGATGCTGCGGTTGTCCTCCGTATGATTGAAGACGCTCCCGCCGCTGATGTTGCCCCGGTGGTGCGTGGGTGGTGGGAACATATTGACTCTTCATACTGGCGGTGGACACCATCTGGCGGTGTGTCTGTTCCGCATATAACCTACCGCTGCGGGCGCTGTTGGCGTGGGACGGCTGTGAAAACCAACTACTGCCCAAACTGCGGTGCGAAGATGGACGAAAAGGAGGCTGTCTATGATTAAGCCATACATCAAAAATGAAACTGCAGTGGATATTATCTGTAGTATCTGCGACAGAATGTATCCGGGAATGGACTGTGAGCCTGCCGACTGTGAGTTTTCCGACTGTGAGTGGATGAAGATGCTGGAGGAGGAAGCTGTTGATGCGGTGCCGGTGGTGCGGTGCAAGGACTGCGAATACAGCTACGATGAAATAAGCTATCTGTGCTGTTCCAACGGCGTTTGCGTTGATTGCGAAGTGCCGCCGAACTTCTACTGCGCATACGGAAAAAGGCGGGCGAAAAAGGAACCGCCGGAGGAGGGAGAAACATGATTGACTACAAGCGCATCTGCATTGACGAGCTGAAGTGCCATAGCTATAAGCTCCGGTCGTTGGAAAGCCTGCCGGAAGAAATCCGCCGCTACAATGAGCAGATGGACGGCATTCGGTCCGCTACCAGCGATGCTACACCAGTAAAGGGCGGTGGCTGCGGCCGGGAAGATCATTTGATTAACGCAATCTCACGCCGGGATGCGCTCTCTGCAAACCTTTCGGTAGTCAAGTGGCAGACCTCCCAGGTTGAGAAAGGCCTGGCCTGCCTGACGGAAAAGCAGCGGCGCATCCTTGAGTTGTTCTACATCCGCCGGGAATATGGCTACATACAGAGACTTTGCCAGGAGTTCAATGAGAGTGAACGAGAGGTGTACCGGGATAAGGACGAAGCGCTGATGAGATATGCCCTTTGCCGGTATGGGTTGACGGAGCTGTAAAGATGGCAGAAACATGGCAGAAATAAGATGCATACACAGTGTATACTGATAGTGTGGTAAAACACAGACTTCCCTTGACATTCCTCCTGGTGGGGAGCCGGGCCCCTAATCCCGGCAATCTGCTCCCGTAGCTCAATGGTAGAGCAGCTGCCTTGTAAGCAGCGGGTTATAGGTTCAAGCCCTATCGGGTGCTCCACCTTCATGTTTTATTTCCTTTTTACGGGGCCGCCGATGCCCCGTTATCCCATCGGCCGAAGATACATGACCTTCGTAAAAAAGGTGCCGCGCTGGCAGGCCGCAAGTTCGCAATAGTCTGCCTTACCAAAAAGCAATCAGAGAGTACCGAAAGGCGCTCTCTTTCTTTATGCCATAAAGGAGGGGATACCTATGGATTTAATAGTCCGCAAAATCCCGCAGAGCGACACCATCAAGGTATATCCGGTATCTGATGTGCATTTGGGCAGCATCCTACATGATAAAGAGGGCTGGCAAGCATTCTGCCGCCGGGTAGAGCGGGAGGATGCTTATCTCATCCTTGGCGGCGATCTCATCAACAACAATACTCGGAACGCGGCGGGAAGCCCCTTTGAGGATTATATCCGCCCGCGGGAGCAGAAAAAGATGATGGTGGAAATGCTAACGCCCATCAAGGATAAGATACTCTGCGCGGTATCCGGTAACCACGAAGCGAGGACAGCCAGGGACACCGACCAAGACATTATGGGCGATATCATGTGCAAGCTGGACATGGAGGACTACTACGCCGAGGACATAGCATTCCTCAAACTGGAGATTGGGCGCAGGGTAACAAGAGATATCCCTATCACCAGCTATACGATGGCTGTTACCCATGGCTCTGGCGGCGGCATTTACACCGGTGCAACGGTCAACCGCAATGAGCGCTTCGGCTACACCATAGAGGGCATTGACGCTCTGATTGTTGGCCATACCCACAAAGGCACCATCAGTAAGCCCAAAAAGATCGTGGTGGACAGTAACAACAATGTTATCCGTACCAAGCAGCTGGTAGTGGTTAGCTGTACCGCATGGCAGCAGTACGGAGGCTACGCAGCCCGGAAGATGCTGCTGCCCAGCAGCGAGAGCGACCATGAGCAGCCGCAGACGCTCCTGCTGTGCGGGAACAAGACAGGCACTAAGCGGATAACCACGGTTTGGTAACAATAATTGGTAGCCCGGCATAGTAGACACCGGGAGGGATAGGGCGGGAAGAATTTTGAAAGGAGGTGCCGAAGATGGCCAGTGGATGCAGTGCGAAAAGCAAAGAGAACCTGCGCCCATGGAAAAAAGGGCAGAGTGGGAACCCAAGTGGGAGGGCGAAAATCCCCGAAGACGCCAAAGCAATGCTGAAAGCGGCGACTCCTGCGGCAGTTAAGCTGCTGGTGGATACCCTAAACAACACAAATGAGAAAACCGAAACGCGGGTAAAGTGCGCTGAAACCGTATTAGACAGAGTATACGGCAAGGCCAATCAGCCGATTGATCTGGGTGGCGAGATACCCAAAATCGAGATCGTGCTGGGCAATGGCAAGGAGTACGCCAAATGACGGTCAATTTAGGCACACCGAATCCCAAGCAGGAGCAATTTTTGCTGTCGGAAAAGCGCAGAGTATGCTACGGCGGCGCCAGAGGCGGCGGCAAGAGTTGGGTGGTGCGAGCAAAGGCCACCATGCTTGCTGTTAATTATGCAGGGATCAAGATACTGATCCTGCGCCGGACATATGCTGATTTGTGGCAAAACCATGTGTTGGAGCTGCGGAAGGTGCTGGAACCCGACATTGCCACCTATCGGGACTCGGAAAAGGCGATGATATTCCCAAACGGCAGTCGTATCCGTTTTGGATACTGCTCGGCCGAGGCCGATGTGCTGCAGTATCAGGGGCAAGAGTACGACATCATGTTTTTGGACGAGGCCACACAGTTTACCGAGTTTATGTACAACAACTTGGTGGCCAGTAACCGTGGAGCCAACGACTTCCCCCATCGGATGTATTTGACCTGCAACCCCGGCGGAGTCGGCCATGCGTGGGTCAAGCGCCTGTTTATCGACCGGGACTATACGGCGGCGGAAAACCCCGATGACTACGAGTTTATCCCTGCAAAGGTATACGACAACACGGTATTGGTTGATAAGGACCCGGAATATGTACGGATGCTGGAGACGCTGCCGGAGGATATGCGCCGGGCATGGTTGGATGGCGACTGGAATGTGTTTGCGGGGCAGTATTTTGCCGAGTGGCGTGACGATATCCATGTGATAGACCCCATAGAGATACCAGACTGGTGGAGACGCTACTTTGCAATGGACTACGGCCTTGATATGTTGGCCGGATACTGGATCGCCATAGACGGAGATGGAAACGGCTATGTGTACCGAGAGATATACGAGTCAGGGCTGATCGCATCGGATGCCGCCATGCGTATCAAGGAGGCCAACGGGGACGATAAGATCGAGCAATGGCTTGCGCCGCCCGACCTGTGGAACAGGCGTAACGACACAGGCCGCAGCGTGGCGGATATATTTATGGAGCAGGACATCCCGCTGGTTAAGGTGGACAACGACCGCATCAACGGCTGGCAGGATGTACATGAGTGGCTCAAACCGAGGGACAGCAGAGATATCATAACCGGCGACAAGACGAGGATAGCAGGGCTGCGGTTTTTCCGCAACTGTAAGCAGGTCATTAGATGCCTGCCGATGGTCCAGTATGATGACCACAAGCCTAACGATGTAGCGACAGAGCCGCACGAGCTGACCCATGCACCTGATGCAATCAGGTATTTTTGCAGCGGGAGACCGTATGCGGGACAGCCGCCGGTTACCAAGTACAAGCTGCCGCCGGAGCTGCGGCAGACCGAAGAACAAGGAGGGTATCAGGTATGGTAAGACGATGGCTCAAAAGACTGATCCTGTGGGCGTTAGGGGACGACCAGACGGCGCAGGAGCAATATGCAACCAAGATATTCAACGAGTGGCTTAACGGCCCGGAGGATTGATATGAGTGATGTAACCCTGTGGACGCTATACCGAGAGGGTGTAGCGTACCACAACAAGATGGGCTTTAGCACCAAATTCCCGACCTTTGTGCGATTTAAGGAGGGCGACCAGTGGCCACAAGCGACAGAGCGCACCAAAAACCTGCCGAGACCCGTCCTCAACATCGTGGACATGATCGTCCGAAGCAAGCGCTCCAGCGTGCTTGACCAGCCTGTCAGCATCGTCTACAGACAGGGCAGCGCCAGCGGTGACGAGATCCTTGACCAGATGCATCAGGACGCCGCCGAGAACTGCACCGAGTACGCACGGACGATCTGGGACAGAGCCGACATGGATAAGCTGTGCAACGAGGCGTGTGACGATGCAGCGACCAACGGGACGGGCATCTGGCACTTTTACTGGGACACCAGCGTTACAGGCGACAAATATGTGGGGGAGCTTCGCGGGGAAACCGTGGATGCTCTCAATTTTTTTGTAGCCAACCCGCAGCTCCGGGATGTACAGAAGCAGGACTACCTCATCATCGCCCAGCGGCTCAAATTGGGCGCTGTACGCAAGATGGCAAAGGACAGGGGATTGCCTGCGGAAAAGGTGGCAAACATCTGTCCCGATGAATTTGAGGATGCAAGCACCTATCAGGCCGAGAGAATCGAGCTGGACGGCAAGGAAAACGAAAAGGTCACGGTGCTGACCAAGTATTACCGCAAGAACGGTGAGGTCGTATTTGATAAAGCGACCCGCAGCGTGGAGATATGCAAAGCAGTACCGCTTACCCCGCAGGACAGTCCAACCCGCATCAAGTTGTACCCTGTGGCGGCGTTAAACTGGAAGCTGCGTAAAGCCTGTTTCTACGGCATCGGTGAAATCGAGGGGCTTATCCCCAACCAAAAGCTCATCAACTTTATGTATGGGATGCAAGCCTTGGCCATCCAACAGATGGGCTTCCCGAAGATTGTGGCAAAGCCCGGTGCAATCAGACAGCCGCTGACAAACGAGCCGGGGGAAATCGTCACCGACTACTCCAACGGCGGGATATCGTACCTGCAGCCTCCGGCGTTTTCGTCCGCTGCTACGCAGGTCAGCAACGACATGATCGACCTGACCCGCGTAGTGACAGGCACGACCGAGGTAACAACCGGCGAGTCCTTGGGTGCAAACATGGCAGCATCCGCAATCATTGCATTGCAAAACCAAGCGCAGACCCCTGTCAACGAGATTCAGCGCAGATACTGGCACGCAGTTAAGGAGATCGGCCGCATTTGGATGGAGTTTTTCAAAACATACTGCTCCGACAAGCGGGAAATCGTCATTGAGATGGGTGACGAGGTATCAGGCAGAGCATTTACGGGTACGGACTACGCCATGTACGACTTTGACCTGCAGGTGGATGTAGGCGCTTCCTCCGAGTATTCTGCGGTGCTGGCACAGGCGACCTTGGACAAGATGCTTGACCGAGGGGACATTTCCATCGACCAGTACATCGAGCTGTCCGACCCGAATGTAGCTCCATTCAAGGAGAAGTTCAAGCGAATGCGGGAAACCCAGCCGCAAGCGGTGGGCATGCCTGGCGTTCCGGAGGAAGAAGTGAACGGCGTACAGAGTGTTTCCGGCATTGGCGGAGTTCCGCTGCCGGATGTGCCGAAGGCCCCGACCGTCATGGACAAGTTCACAGGAGGTGGCAACAATGCTGTGCCCAAACTGTAAAGCCGAAATGAGAATCACCGGCAAATACCTTACATTCACCGGGGATACCTCCCCAAACACAGAGACAAAAGCGTTTATCAAGCTGCAGCTGGAGTGCAAGAACCCCAAATGCACCAACAGGACACCGACCTATGTGACCAACCCCTTGGAGGGATAACCAATTTTTAAGTGGCTGCTAAACGGAACAAACCGAACCTCGCCACAGAAAGGAATTTATGGACGAAGAAATCATGACTGCTGCTAATGAAGATATCGAAGAAGATATCGACTCCTCTCCCGCAGTAGAGGAAACCGAGCCTGTCGAGCAGGAAGAACCTGCGGTGCAGGAAGAACCGACCGAGACACAGCGTGTGTCACGGAGAATCAAAGAAGCATCCCAAAAGAGCGTGGACGACTTTATCCGAAGCATGGGCCTGACCAATCATTATGACAATGACAGACCCATCACCACAAAGGCGGAGTACGAAGCCTTTGTTGCGATGCAGCGGCTGGACGAGGACGGCCAAACCGACCCCGTATCAGCTTACCGAAATCAATCACTTGAAGCGGAGATTACCCGCTTGCGGAGCAATGAGCGCATGAGAGAGCTGGAGGCTGACCCTGTAAGAGGGCAGACATTCACAAAGCTCAAAGACCAAGTGGTCGAATTGATGGACTACTGCACCCAGCAGGGGACGCCCTGCAGCGTGGATGCAGCGTTCAACACAATTTTGGCGAACAGCTATTTTGACCTCGCCAACGATGCTGCAAACAAGGCAAAGGAAGACACGCTCCGAAGAATCAACAACAACGCACAAGCATCTCCCGGAGCATTGACGGGCGAAAGCCCCGAAACCGAAGCCGACTACATGAAGATGTCGGACAAAGACTTTGAAAAGCTGTATCAAGCTGCACTCCGGGGGGAATTAAAAAATTAAGGAGTGTATAAAACTATGGCAACTACTACCCAGACTTACGGTAATCTTACCGCTGAACAGAAAACCTTTTACGACCGCACCCTGCTGTCCCGGCTGCTGCCCAATCTGACCTTCCTCAAGTACGGCCAGAAGCGCCCCATGCCGAAGAACGAGGGTGACACCATCAACTTCCGCCGCTTCAACTCCCTTGATGTACCTGCGGCATCCCTGACCGAGGGCGTAACCCCTGACGGCGACAACCTGTCCATCACCGCTGTGACCGCTACCGTGGCGCAGGAGGGCAACTGGGTCCGCCTGTCTGACAAGATCAGCATGGTCGGCATCGACCCCGTCCTGACAGAGTCCGCTGCGCTGATGGGCGAAAACGCCGCCAAGACCCTGGAGACCCGCTGCGCGGATGTTATCTTCAAGGGTACTTCCCAGCAGTTTGCTGGCGGCGCTGCTTCCGCTGCCGCTATTGCCGCCGGCAAGGTGGTAAACAGCGAGGAGATCAAGAAAGCGGTGCGCACCCTGCGCAACAACAACGCCGAGCCCCTGGAGGGCGGCTATTACATTGGCTTCTGCGATCCCAATGTAGCATACGACCTGCAGAACGACAGCCTGTGGCAGGATATCTCCAAGTACAATGGTGCAGAGAACATTATGAAGGGCGAGATCGGTCGTATCCATGGTGTCCGTTTCATCCTGACCACCATGTGCCCCACCGATGCAACGACCGCTACTGCGGGTACCCTGCATAAGACCCTTATCGTAGGCAAGGACGCTTACGGCGTGGTCGATGTGAACGGCTCCTCCAAGCCCGAAATCATCATCAAGCCCACTGGCTCCGCCGGTACCGAGGATCCCCTGAACCAGCGCGCGAGTGTCGGCTGGAAAGCGATGGCGGTTACTGTTCGCCTGCAGGAGCTGGCAATGGTCTGCATTCAGTCCATGGCTACCGCCTAACCAAATACAAGGGAGGGGGTAACACCCCTCCCTTCTTTTACAGAAAGGATTTAACATGGCTAAAGAGATTAAGAACCCCGACATGGTCGGAGAGATCGTAGAAAAAGCGACCGGCGAAGAACTCGCCAAAAGCAAGAAGGTACGCATCCGTCTGCCGAAGGACAAGCTGAACAAAGAAGATGTCGTAGTGCCTGTGTGCATCAACGGCTATACCTATCAGATCAAGCGTGGCGAATGGGTGGATGTACCCGAAGAAGTCGCCCGCATCCTTGAAGAAGCAGGGTACATGGGGTGATTGAATGAACAAGAACGATGCCATCAACGGTGCGCTGCGGTGGATAGATGAAGCCACCGTAAACGGCGCTGCCGCAAGCAACGGATTTATAGCCGACTACAAGGACAGAATGGAGCACCTGCTGGACGGTGCTGTTGCAATGGTGGAATCGCAGTTCCCGCTGATCGAATCCATCAGCATCGTTCAGAACATGCCTCGGTGCATGGAGGGCTCCCATTTTGAAGCTAAGACGGTTTATCCTGGTGATACCTACGAGTTTACCAACAGTGATGCAAAAGCCTACACGCTTGAAATTTGCGGTGTTCTAACAGCGACTATCGATGGGGCCCGGCGGCAGATCACCGCTCCTGAGTTCCAGCGTCTTTCCGGCAGCTTTAACGGCAGTATCAAGTTGGAATCGCAGTACCCATTCCAGGTAAGAAACGCTGCGTTTTATGCATTCCAGCTGGTAGAAATCCCGGAGCACATAGCATGGGTGCCGTATGAGCTGCCCCAGCAGATGAACGGCATGGTGAAAATCCTTTTCTCCGGTGACGGCGTGACCTTCCGCGACTTTTCCGACTACCGGCGGCTGGATGAATACCATATTGCGATCCCGTACCATTACAGCGGGCAGTTCGATATCCAGTATAAGCACCGGCACGCCACCCTTGCAGGCGCTTCCGGTGCGACCGAGATAGAGGTGGAGCCCAAGGCGGTTCCGCTGATTCCACTTCGGCTGGCCATTGATGCCACAAGCGGCATTGATGAGACACTGGCGCTGAATCAGTTCCTCACCGGACGCTTTGCAGAGATGGTAGGCGCTATGACGGACGAGGACATCGAGAAACACCAAGTAATTGAAACCGTATTCATGATGTAAGGAGGGGAGCAAATGAGATATTCCCCGGCAAAACTCCCCAGCGCTGATGTGGTAAAGACCAATGCCATGGTCATTAACGACTTTTATGGCTGCGACTTTTCCAGCGGCGCAACCAATATCGACCCAAGAAGAAGTCCCAACTGCGAGAACATGATCCGTTCCTCCCCCGGCCGCGTGAGAAAGCGCCTTGGATTTGCCAAAACGGCGGTATACGATGGCCGTATCAATGGTCGGTTCTCTCTGGATGGGACAGATATTATCCATGCGGGCACGAAACTGTATGCAGGCGATACGCTGATCTCTTCCGCCATGAACGATGCCTTTTCGGTTGGCAAGAACTTCGATAAAGCGCTGTACCTGCTGGATGGAGCACACTACTACAAGGTAACGCACAGTGACGACACCTTTACCGTGGCTAATGTATCGGACAGCGCCTATGTACCGAGGATCGTTATCAATAAAAATCCGGATGGTACCGGCGGAACAACTTATGAGGATATCAACCTCATGTCGGATAAGTGGACGGAATCTTTCTATGTAGGAGATAAGACCGCAGCAGCAACAGTATTCCAACTTTCCCTTGAAAATTTGGATACAACACCTGTAACGGCAAAGATATTGCAAGCTGACGGTTCCTTCGTAGACAAGGTGGAGACTACCGACTTTACTGTAAACCGCACCAGCGGCACCGTGACATTCGTAGCCGCTCCGGGTAAATCCCCTTTGGAGGGCGCGGACAATGTATATATCACTGCATCCAAGGACAGGAGCGAGAGCCGCAGCCGCATTACGAACTGCGATACCTGTATTGTGTATGGCGAGACGGGCACCCGGCTATTTGTGACCGGCGATCCGAACTTTAAGAACAGGGATTTTTGGTCGGCGCAGAATGATTTTTCCTATTTTTCCGATCTATCCTATTCGATACTGGGCGAGGACAGCGAGCGCATTGTAGGTTATTCCATCGTGGGCGACAGGATAGCGGCCCACAAGAGCGGAACCACCGGCGCGGTGTATGTGCGCACCGGCTCCACGGTAACGGAGACCGATGATCTCGGCAACAGCGTGGAGACCTTTGCCTTTAAGACCGGAAATGTAATCACCGGACACGGTGCCATCGCTCCGCACAGTTTTGTGCCGACCGATAACGAGCCGCTGTTCCTTTCATCCACCGGCATCTTCGCACTGACTGCTTCCGATGTGACCGGCGAGCGCTATGTGCAGAGCCGCAGCTTTTATATCAATCCGAAACTGCTTTCGGAAAGCAATATCGCCGATGCCTATGCCTGCATTCACAAGGACTTTTATTTCATTGCGGCCGGTGCTGGCGTGTATGTGCTTGACCTGCTGCAAAAGCACTACGAGGATGGGGAGCCGTATTCCAACTACCAGTACGAGTGCTTTTATCTGACCGGAATACCCGCAAGGGTGATCTGGGACGATAACGGCGAACTGTTCTTTGGCACGGCGGATGGCAAAGTATGCAAATTCAATACCGATGAGACCGCTCCCAACTCCTACAACGACACGATGGACGGGGAGACATACACACCAGTAGGGTGCCAGTGGGAAACCCCAGATATCGATGGCAAGACCTTTTACTCCAGCAAACACTTCCGGTACATGGCCTGCAGGCTGTCCGCTTTTGTGCGCACCAGTGTAAACGCCTATGCGATGTGCAGCGGCAAATGGATCTCCATCCTGACCGATGCCCGAACGGCAAGGTTTTTCTCGTGGGAGGACATCGACTGGTCGAAATGGACATGGAGTACCGATGCCACCCCAAAGGTGCTGGGGCGCAAGCTGGATATGCGCAATCTGGATAAGGTGCGCTTCCGGTTCTCCAATGCCAATGCGGAGCCTTTCGGCATAGAAAACATTGCCGTAGAGTACCGAGAAACCAAGAAATACAGGGGGTAAGATATGTTTGAAAAAATAAAAGCGTCCGATGGCAATGCTTATACCCCGGACGCTGTATTTACCGATAGCGATGGCAACAGGGTGGGTGTAATCGGACAGGAAACGACCCCCGGCCTGTCTGCCAGTGAGATGCAGTATTCCGTAGAGCAGGTCGTGCGTGAGGTAGTGATCCCCGCGTACAACAGCCTGGTGGACGCGCTGAATGCCTTGACCGCTGCCGCCAACATGGGCGCAGAGGATATCAGCGGTGCGGCATCGACCGTACAGGAAGAGCTGGAAAAGCGGATCCTGACCGGCAATGTGAAGTACATCCGCCTTAACGATGACAAGGTGCTGGAAACCAGCGAAGATGGCGTAACATGGGAAGCGACCGGCTCCTCCGGCCACATCATTGTCAAGCCGGACGGGACAGTAGCCCCGCAGCGCAGCCGCATGAAGTTTGCCAACGGAACTGTGACCGATGACGGCGAGCAGACCATCATCACCGGCCTGAAAGGCGATACCGGCCCGCAGGGCGAGAAAGGCGACACAGGCGAGCAGGGGCCGAAGGGTGACCAAGGCCTGACAGGCCCCGTTATTGTTCCCACCGTAGATGCAGACGGCGTCATGTCCTTTACCATACAGGATACGGCGATTGCACCGCAGGCCGTCAGTGTGAGAGGCCCGCAGGGCCCGCAGGGCGTACAGGGCCAGCAGGGTGCCCAGGGCACAAGAGGCCCGCAGGGTATTCAGGGCGTACAGGGTATCCAGGGCCCCAAGGGCGAAACAGGCGAACAGGGTCCTGCCGGTGCTACTGGTGCCACAGGCGCAACCGGTCCCAAAGGTGATAAAGGCGATACTGGCCCCAAGGGTGATACCGGCGCAACCGGTGCCCGTGGTGCAACAGGCGCAACCGGCGCACAAGGCCCGGCTGGTCCCGCAGGCCCCAAGGGTGAACAGGGCGATACCGGAGCCACAGGCGCAACCGGGGCGACAGGTGCGACAGGTGCAGAAGGCCCTGCTGGCCCTCGTGGCTTAAAGGGCGAAAAGGGAGACAAAGGTGATACTGGTGCAACAGGCGCTACCGGCGCTACTGGTGCGCAGGGGCCTATGGGACCGCAAGGACCGACAGGCCCTGCCGGTAAAGATGGAACCAGCCTGTATATCGAGGACAGCTATCCTACACTGGCAGCGCTGAGAAACGCGATCCCCGCCGGGAACAACAAGATGTACTATGTGCAGGAGGACGGCGAGTGCTACATCTGGAGCGAGACGGCCAATGACTGGGTAAGCGTTGGCGCATTGCAAGGCCCCATCGGACCGCAAGGCCCGCAAGGCGTACAGGGGCCACAAGGTGAGCAAGGCCCAGCTGGCGCTACCGGTGCTACTGGCGCTGCGGGAGAACAAGGCCCGCAGGGTGAGAAAGGCGACAAAGGGGACACTGGAGAGCAAGGCCCCACAGGCGCTACTGGTGCAACAGGCGCGACAGGCCCGCAAGGCCCAGCCGGTTCTCCCGGTGCTGACGGTGCAGCTGCTACTATTAAAATAGGTACAGTAACCTCCGGCGCTGCTGCTTCCGTTACCAACAGCGGCACAACCTCTGCTGCGGTATTCGACTTTGTACTGCCCAAAGGCGATAAGGGCGAAAAAGGAGATACCGGTGCTACAGGTCCGCAGGGTGAGACCGGCGCAACCGGCCCGGCTGGTGCTACCGGCGCTACAGGCCCGCAAGGCGAACAGGGCGTTCAGGGGCCGCAGGGCGAAGTGGGTCCGGAGGGGCCACAAGGTCCTGCCGGTGCAGCAGGAAAGGATGGCAAATCCGCCTACCAGACTGCCGTAGAAGCAGGATACACCGGAACGGAAACCGCATTTAACGCGGCGCTGGCGGATGTGCCCGGCCATATCGCAAGCAAGGCCAACCCTCACGAAG